CGGTGATCCAGCGCGGCGCGGTCGCTATCCTCGCCGAAGCCAAGCCCAAACGTCTGCCCGCCGGCAACGGCGATGCCGCCCAATCCTAACCGGCCAGGTGTTACAGTCCGCGTTTCGACACCGCAACCATCCGAACGCTGCCGCCTGCCCTTAACCATTCCCTCAAAATGCCCACCCTCGCCGAGCTTGAAACCGACTACGCAAACCGTGTCGCCGAAACCAACGCCGCCCGCGACGAACTTAATGACGCGCGGATCGCCTATTCGGCCGCAAAAGCCCTCGCCGCCGCCGCCCTCGTCGCACTCGAGTCCAGGCGGCACACCTCCGGGACCCCAAGCACACCAACCGTCACAAAAGGCGGTTTCGGCGGAGTAATTTCAGCACCGGCAAACCAGACGACACCCCTCAAATCACCAACGCAGTTCAGCCGCCTAAAATAACCCGCAATATCGGTGACTTACGTCACTTTCCTAAAATACTTTCCGGAAACTAATTTAGTTTTAGGAAAGTCGGTCCGTTTTTTCTTTCCGGAACACTACGTGTTTCCGGAAAGAAAAATTGAACCGGTTCCAAGGTTTCCGGAATCTGTCAGAAAACCATAAGCATAAAAACAACCTAAGTGGTTTTCAGAAACTAACCGCCTTCGGCCCCATGCGCCGGCCGCAACCGGTCCCCGGCGCCCCTTCCGGAGTTTACGCGCGTTTTAAGCCATCGCCAGGTTCGCCCGCAGGTGAAAATTGACACCGCGCCCCTTGGTAGATGCCCATCAAAGTTCCGGAGTCCGCCAAAACAAACCAGACCACAAAGTTCAGCACCGCGCTGTTCGAGCGAGTCATCACCGCCATCCGCGACGGCTCGCCGACCGCCCCCGCCATCACGCTACAGGAGATCGACCACTCCACGTTCTACCGGCATCTGCAACGCCGCACCGAACTCGTTCCGATTCTACAGGCCGCCCAACTCGAGCGCGACCGGGTCCGCAACGTGTCCCGGATCGAGGAGGCGGAACACGAACTCAAACGCCGTGGCATCGAGGGTTGGACCGAACCCGTGTTCGACGCCCGAGGCCAGGTCTGCGGCGAGCGCAAACGCTACTCCGACGCCTGCCTGATTTTCTTCCTTAAAGCGCACAAGCCCGACATCTATCGCGACCAGCCCACCATCACCGTCGCGACCCAGGTAAACATCACGCCGGAAAAGGAAAAAGACATCATGCGCGAGTGGCGCGCCCGCCTCGGCGCAAGCGCAGCCCCAACCACCCCCGCCGCCCCGACCGGACCATGAGTGCCGGCCGCAAGAAATCCCCCAAGCCGACCGGCCGTCTGGCCGTGTCGCCGCTCGACCTTCTTTTGCCGTATCAGATCGCGTGGGTGCAGGACAACGCCCGTTTCAAAATCTGGCTCAAGTCCCGCCAGGTCGGCGGCTCACTCGCCGCCGCCTTCGAGGTCGTCGCCGACGCCATCGAGACCGGCGGCGACTGGGTGATCCTCAGTGCCGGCGAACGCCAGGCACTCGAGTTCATGGACAAGGTGAACCGCGCCGCCTCGATCTTTTGCGACGCCATGAGCTATTCTTCGGGCAAGGAATACCGACCCGAGATCCAGAAATCCCAGCTGCGTTTCCCCAACGGTGCGCGCGTGCTCGCGCTCCCCGCCAATCCCTCCACCGCACGCGGCTACTCCGCCAACCTCGTCCTCGATGAGTTCGCCTTCCACGAAAACCCGGAAGAGATCTGGCGCGCCGTCTATCCGATCATTTCCAACCCGCTGCGCGGCGCGCTCAAACTCCGGATCGTCTCCACTCCGGCAGGCCGGAACAATAAATACTACGATCTGTGGGAGAACGCCCCCGCGTTCTCCCGGCATAAGACCACCGTTTACGACGCCGTGGCCGGCGGCCTGGCCCTCAACATCGACGAGCTGCGCGCCAACCTATCCGACCCCGACGGCTGGGCGCAGGAGTTCGAGTGTCAGTTCATGGAGCACGCTTCCCAGTTGTTCCCCGCCGATCTGGTCCGCGCCTGCGAATCCGAGGCCGCGTCCCTCGAAGCCCCGTTCGATCTTTTCACCCGCGACCGCGGCCTCCACCCGCCGCTTTTCGTCGGGATAGACGTTGGCCGCAAGCGCGACCTCACCGTAGCCTGGACGCTCGAACGCTTGCCCAGCGGCCAGCTTGTCACCCGCGAGGTGCTGACCCTCGACAAGATGCCTTTCCCCGAACAGGAGGCCATCCTCGCGCCGCGCGTAACCGCCGCCGCCTTCACCGCAATCGACGCCACCGGCATCGGCGGCCCCGTCAGCGAACATCTGGCCGCCAAGCTCGAAGCCACCCGCTTCGAGGGAGTCAATTTTACCAACGAGAGAAAACGCGAACTCTTCGAGCGTCTGAAAAAAACCCTCCAAACCCGCACCCTCGGCCTCCCGGCGTCGAGCGTGATCCGGTCCGATCTCGGCAGCATCCAACGCATCGTGAGTCCCACCGGCGGCATCCGCTACGCGGCCGCCAAATCCGCCGATGGCCACGCCGACCGCTCGACCGCGCTCGCCCTCGCCATCCACGCCGCCAACCAAAACCCGTCCGACGCCGTGTTTATGCCCACCACCTCAAACCAAGTGCAGACCGGCGCCCCACGCCGCCCAAAACCACGGCAGACCCGCTACCGTTGCGCGTGGTGCAGATGACACGCCGCCCCTAGCAAACCTTCTCCCATGTCACCCACCTCACTCGCCAAACCGATCATTCGCCCCAGCAGCCGCGACCTCGAGCCGCAACTTTTCGGACGGTCGCTCTCCCCAGACGAAATCAGCACTCTGCTCGACTCCGGCGCGCGGGGCGATCTGCACGCCCAGAACGACCTTTTTAATCTGATGGAGGACACCTGGCCGCGCCTGCGCGCCAACCTCCAAAAGATCAAAACCTCGGTCCGCAAACTGCCGCTAAACATCCAGCCTTACAGTCCCAAAAACGGCAAACCTTCCGCCGCCGCCCAAGAGAAAGCCGCCTTCGTTGAATCGGCTTTGCAACTCCACCGAGGCGAGGTGGACACGACTCGCGGCCCCTTTAGTTCCGCCCTTTACGACTTGCTGGATGCCGTCGCGCGTGGCGTCGCCGTGGTCGAGATCACCTGGTCCACCAACAAAGACGGCTTCCTTTACCCGACCGGCTTTCTGCAAGTCCCCGCCCAATACATCGGCGTCCACACCGACGCGACCCTCGCCCTCCGGCTGCCGGTCAGCGGCTTCGGAGCCCAGGTGTTCGGCTACAACGCCGCCCTCACACCGTTTTCCAAATACCCGGGCAAGTTCCTGACTGCCGTTTTTCGCACCAAGGCCGGCTCAATCGGCGAGGCCGCCCAACTCCGCACCCTGGCGCCGCTCTGGCTCGGCTCGATGCTCGGCTGGGAATGGCTGGTCCAGAAAGCCGAGCTGTTCGGCACGCCGCTGCGCTGGGCCAATTACCCGACCAACGCCACCCAAGCCGAGATCGACGCCATCACCGAAGCCCTAATCAACATGGGAACGGCATCGTGGGGCGCATTTCCCACCGGCACGAATCTGCAACTTTTCCACGGCTCCGTCCCTGGCGTCGCCGGACCCAACGATCCCAGCGAGCGGCTGATGGCAATGGCCGACCGCGCCTGCGACATCATGTTCCTCGGCCAAAACCTCGCGGTCGAAGGAAATAGCGGAAGCAAGGCCGCGACCCAAGTCCACCGTGAAGTCGAACTCGACCTTTTCGAGAGCTACGCCGACTTCATCGCCGACATCATCAATAGCCAACTGATCCCCGAATTGATCGGCCTCAACTGGGGCAACAAAGACGAACTGCCGTTCGTCCAGGTCGAGCTTCCTCGGCCCAAACAAGAGCAAGAGTTGGCCGACCGCGACAAGACCCTGTTCCTCGAAATGGGCCTGCCCGTTTCGCTCCAATACCTCTACGAACGCCACAAGATCCCGACCCCGGACGCCGACGCCGAACTGTTCGTCCCCGTTTCCCCGTTCGGCATCCCCACCGCCAAGCCTGCCGACCCCGCAGCACCCACCGCCGCAAAAGCCTGCGGGTGCGGCTGCGCCGCGCCCATCGACGCCGCAAGCGAGAGCGGACAGTCCTTCGCCGAGCGCGAAGCCAGAGCTTACGCCACCTTTTCCGGCGAGGTTTTGCAGGCCGAAGCCAACGACGAATACCTCGTCTGGGACGCCACGCTCGACGCCGTTACGACTACCCTTTGCCAAGGCCGTCACGGTCGCCGCTGGGGAGATGGCTGGCTCACGCCACCCCCGGCCCACTTTAACTGCCGCAGCACTTTGGTCCGCGTTCCAAAAGCCGACTACAAGGCCCCGATTGACAACGCACCAGCGTTATGACCGCTCCCCTCCACGCCGCTTTCTCCACCGCACTCGCCGCCGACGCCGCGCTGCCGGCTGATATTCAATTCATGCCGCCCGGCCGGCATCGCATCCGCGCTTCCCAGGGCGGCAAACCCGTCTCCGTCGAGGTCGCGGTAAACGAAGCCACCGCTGCCGTGCTCCAAACTTTCCTCGCCGCCAAGCTCACCGCAGCAGCCGCCGGTTCCGATGATCGCCCGTTCTTCGATTTTAACCACGAAGATCGCGAAGCCTCGGCCTGGCCCACAGAGTTTTACTGGGCCGGTGACGATCCCCAATCCGGCGGCGTCCGCGCCAGGATCGAGTGGTCCGACGCCGGCAAGAGCGCGGTGACCGGAAAAACCTTCCGCCGCTTTTCCCCGACCTTCCACCTCAACGCCTCCGGCGAGGTGACCGGATCGGAAATAAATATGGGCGGCCTCGTAAATCGCGCCGCGTTTAAGCAAATCGCCGCCCTTTTCGCAGGCAGCCGAATTGACACCGCCCCAGCACAACCACTTATGCAAAACCTCCTCGAACTCCTCCGGTCGCAGTCTCTAATCAGCGCAACCGCCACCGACGAAGCCGAAATCGTCGCCCAGTTGTCAGTTTCGGTCGATGCCTTGCACGCCAAGGTCGCCGGCCTCGAAACCTCCGTCGCCACTCAGGCCCGCGCCCGGGCTGAATCCTTGGTCGAGACCGCCGTCCTGGCCGGTCGCCTGCCCGCAAAAGACACCGACGCCCGCGATTTCTGGGTCGAAGCCCTCGTCCGCGACGAGGCCAAAACAATCAAAGCCCTCGACGCCCTCGCGGTGAACCCGGTCCTCACCCGCATCACCCCAGCCGACGACTTCAAAGCCACCGCCGGAAGCCAGATCACGCGCCAGGAGGCGGCGTTCGCCGCCATCCGCGCCGCAAACCCAAACGCGGATTTCCAGACCATTTACTCCAAAGCAAAAGCCGAAAACCCCGACCTCTTTCGCTGATCCAAACCACGACCCTCTTAAAATAAACGACTCTATCCATGAAAACCTCCCTCGCTCGCACCAACGCCATCCTCTCCATCGAGGCCAACCAAGACCTCACCGGCGCCGTCGGACGCTTCGTCGTCCTCTCGTCCGGTAAAGCCGCCCTCGTCACCACCACCGCTCAGAAACCTTTCGGCGTGCTCCTAACCGACGGCCTCTCCGGTGAGCGTGTCACCGTCGCCGTGTGCTCCGGCGGCCTCGCCGGAACCGTGCGGGTAAAGCTCGCCGGGACCGTCAGCATCGTCGGCGGCGATCTTCAAATCACCGCCAGCGGCAAGGTCATCGCCGACGCCACCACCGGCGCTCGCGTCGTCGTCGGCCAGGCCCTCGAAACCGGCGTCGCCGATGAACTCATCGAGGCCGTGCTCTTCAAACCCGTAACGCTCGCGTGATCGTTTTCACCATTTCCAGCTAAACAAAACCTAAAAACTTACCGCCATGTCCTCATCCAAATACAACGTCACACTCACCAACTACGCCCGAGGAATTGCCCAGGACGTCAGTCTCTCCCTCGCCAACTTCCTCGCCCCCGAAGTGATCGTCTCGGCCGCCACCGGCCAATACAAAAACTTCGACGATAAGAACACGTTCCAGACCATCGACACCGCCCGCGCGGTCGGCGGTCCCGCCCGCCGGCTTGAGTTCGCCGCCAGCGATCCCACCTACAACTGTCTGCCCCAGGCACTCGAAATCGCCATCGACGACCATGAGCGCGACGAGGCCGGCCAAAACGATCCTCTCCGTCTCGAAGAGGCCAAGACCCAGACGCTCGTCTCGTCCGCCATCACCTCCCACGAGGCCAAGGTGTTCGCCGTGGTCTCCGCCCTCACCGCCGCCTATAACATCGTCCTCGGGACAGACGATCCCATCGCCAAGATCGACGACCAACTCGAAGCCCTCGCCACCGAGACCGGTCGTATGCCGAACCGCATGGTGATCGGCCTGCCGCTCTGGAACAAACTCCGGAACAACGCCAAGGTCATCGCCCGTTTCCCCGGAGCCGCCTCCGTCGGCGTGAGCATGATGCAGTTCTCTTCGCTGCTGCTCAATCCAAGCATCGACATCCGGGTGGGCATCCTCGCCAAAGACTCCGCCAAAATGGGCGCGACCAAGGCCAACGTGAATATCGTCGGCAGCCAGCTGGTCATGTTCAACAGCAGCAGCTCGCCCACGCTTTACGATCCGAGCTTCATGAAGACCTTTCGTATGCGCCGTGGCGGCGTGGACGTCGTTCGTATGTATCGCGAAGACTCCGCCCGCTCCGACATCCTGGCAGTCGATTGGTCTGAGGACATCCGCGTGACCTCCTCGGTCTGCGCCCGCAAGCTCACCGCTTCCTAATCTCCGGCCCTTCGACTGGCATCACGGGCGGCCGGTCTGACGACCGCCGCCCTTTTTCTTTTCAAACCGTCGCTCGGATCCTTTTAGAAAATGCAACTCGCACGCCCAAACGCCATCGTCTCACTCACCGCCGCCGCTAATCTCACCGGCTGCGTCGGCCGCTTCGTCACCCTGTCCAGCGGCAGCGTCACCTTGATCTCGTCGGAACTAGACACGCCATTCGGCGTGCTGTTGTCCGACGGCAAAGCCGGCCAGAAAGTCAGCGTCGCCGTCGCGGCCGGCGGGCTATCCGGCACGGTGCGCGTAAAGCTCTCGGCGGCGGTCGCCGCACCTGGGACATTCTTGCAACTGACCGCCACCGGCACGGTCATCCCATCCACCACCACCAACGCGGCCCGCGTCGTCTGCGGCCTCGCGCTCGAGGCCGGCCAGATCGGAGAACTGATCGAGGCCGTGATGTTCAACCCCTTGGTCATTCCCTCCAAGGGATTACTCGCCACCGTTACGAACAATACTGGCGATTTTGAGTTTCTCCACTTTGTAGATGTTTATCTTGACTGGAACGTGGTGAGCCAGACGCAGCCGATATACAACGCTACAACTGGCATTTATACTTTACCAGAGACCGGCCTCTACTGGATTCAGCTTTATGTAGTCGCGTCAATCGAGGACATTCTTAGCGGAGGCGTAGCGGTTCTCAAAAACGGAGTTGGTATTGGTGGCGCAAGTTTTGCGCTTTTATATGGCGACGCAGTTATCGGCCAAGGGTTTCCGTTTCAGGCACAAGCCGGAGACCAGATACGCCTAAGATCAATGGTGAACAGTCCCGAAAACCGCGGCGGCCTGCTTCAAGACGGGTCCTCAAAAATTGAACTTTTCAAACTATGAACACGCCTGCCCAAACCGTCCGCGCCCTTCAGCACCTATTCCCTGCCGCCAAGTTTGGCCGCGAAGTAACAGTCCACGCCGAAAAAGGCCTGGTCACGCGCATCACCACCCCGCGTCCGCTCGCCGAAGGAGAACTCGAGGCCGCCATCGCTGCCACCGCAGACCATCTACCGCCGGCGCCAGCCACCGTCGGCAAAGGCCAGCTTTACGCCGCGCTCGTTGCAGAAGGCTGGTTTGCCTCCGCCGAGCAGGCCGACATCAGGATCGCCGCTATCCTTCTCGCTTTGCCTGAGACTCAGGCAGGCCAGCCCTTCCGCGAGGTAATGCGCGCCCTGTTCCTAAAGGCTGGCACGGTCGAGATGGGCAACGCTCTCACCGAGATCATCCGCGCCCAACTCGGCAAGACCACCGAGCAGCGCGATGCGCTCTTCCGCCGCGCCGCCACTTTTTAAGCCCACCCGCCCAAATGAGCCTCCTGGCAGACATCCTCGGAAATGCCTCCTCCGGCGGCATTGTCGGCCTGATCGGCGGCATCACCGGCGGAGTCTTAAACTACTTCCAGAGCAAGGCCGACCGGGCCTTTAAGCTCGAAGAGATGAAGCTGACTGCGACCCTCAACGCCGCCAAGACCGCCGGCGACATCGCGCTGGCCCGCGAGGCCGGTGCGGCCTCCGCGTTTACGACCAGCCAAAAAGCCGACCTCGCCACTCAGTCGAGCGGCTGGGTCTCAAACCTCCGTGGTTTCACCCGACCCGGCCTGACATGGTTTTTCACCATCGCGCTGTTCACCATAATCAGCGTCTCAGTTTTCGCGCCGACCTGGCTGCTCGACGCACCGCCCCTCCTTGAGTTCGGCGTGACGATGATCACCGACACGACGGGCATGATGATCGCCTGGTGGTTCGGATCTCGTCAGATCGAGAGACAAACCCGCAGTTGGGGCAACTCCGCCGCCTCGGCGTCGGTTAAATAAACCAGCCCTTCACCATGCTCACCCCCGACACCCTCTTTTCCCTGCCACTCGTAGCCGCCATGAGCACCGTCGGAGCGGTGTTCGTGGCCGGCTGGAAGATCGCCAACGCCGTCCGCGACCTCACCGACCAGGTGCGCGGCCTGCGCGGAGATGTCCGCGCGGCCTGGACTCGCACCGAGCAAGAGCGGTGGGCCTTCGAGCTAGAACGCCGCAACACCAAGCTCCCGCTCTACGTCCCAACCGTGACGTCCCCCGACGGCATCGAAACCGACTAGCAAGAACAAGCAATGAGCACGCCGCGCCGCTTCGTAGTTGTTTCTGACAATCACGGCGACATGGCCGACGCCACGGCGACCGAGGCGCTGTTCGCCTTCATCGAGGACTACAAGCCCGAGATCCGAATCCATGCCGGCGACAACTGGGATTTCCGCAACCTCCGCAAAGGCGCGAGCGACGAGGAAAAGGGCGCGAGCCTGGAAGATGACTGGAAGGCTG